TGAAATAAAAGATGATATAAAATCTGTTATTGATGAGAACAAAGCAAGAACATACGAAAAGAAAAAACAAGAATGGGAAAAGCTTGAAAACGATAAAAGTGATTGTTTAGAAGCTATTGAAGTTCTTGGTGGTGCAGTTGCTTGTGGATTTTTAGATGATAAACATTCATTAATACTACAAGACTGGATTAAATATTATAAAAACAAATCAGAACAAATAGAGAACTATTTAGATGAAGCGAGGAAACCATGAGTAATGAAAATATGCTTAGAGCTGCATTAGCAACTAAGCAATTAGAAATAGATAAACTTAAACGTAAAATAAAGGAGATGGAAGATGACAATCAAACCAGACAGCGAGATAATTCGGATAGAAAAAAGAATAAGAGGTCTAAACCGAGTGACGTCAGCGATTAATGATTTATCTATCTATGGTATATTTTATGGAAATTATCCAGAGTTAGTTAAAGTTTTAGAACATGCTAAAGATCATGTTAAAGCTGAATTAAAACTATCTAAAGAACGATTAGAAACAATCAGTACTGCAAAGGCTATTGATGGTTCTGAAGTTGATAACGAAGTTATTGATGCGTATTTAGATAAACGTTTATAAAATTCTATTTGTGGAGGAGAGATCTCTATAAAAAAAAATCCCAAGCAAAATAGATACACCCATCAGGGAGACTTGGTGGGTGGCTAAATTTTGATGGACACATCAACCTCACCCTAGATCTAGATTAAGTCGTATAAGCACGCACAAGGGTCGACAAGGTTGCCTAATTAGCTTAATGGTGTGTCCTTCTAAATTTCAGTAATTTTTACTATCCAAGATTTAGGTATCATAGTACGATCTCCAAAAGTGATGGTTCCATCATCTTCTTTATCATAACTAGCAAATAATTTTATTGATTTACGATCTTTAGAGAAGATCCAACCTTCATTAACTGGTGTAGCCAATTTTTTATCTTTTACTGATTTCTTTTTTTTAATGTAACGTCTTTTTGTCATGAGCTGCCCAAATGTATTGGTTGAAGTCTTCCATGTCAGGTGGGTGATCACCTTCTTCTTCAAATACTAATTGTAAATATGTTGAATATATTATTGCTAGTGCCATAGCATCAGCAGCTTTAAGAGTAAGATTAGGATTTTGTTGTTTAATAAAATCTCCAATGACTTCAGGTTTAACACCTGCCAAAAATTCTTCTGAATAAGGTTTTTTAACCTTTGGAAACTTTAATATTTTACTCATAATTTAGACACCTCTGGCGAGGATAACTACTATAACTATTTGGGTTGCAGTAGAAAATCAACGCTGTTTTGTACTTTAGGTACAAGTTTATTATATACTTTTAGCCATAAATGACTGTCATCATAGAAAAAGTTCTTGTTTTTCCACATATCGTAGTAATGATTGTAGAATATACTACATATAGGTAATGGATCTATGTCTATTTTTTCCCAAAAATTACGTTCTGACATACCACAATTATGCAATTGATGATGATGTTTAACACATAATGGAACTGTAAATTGATCACCAACTTTCTGCCCAATACCTCGATGTTGTGCATATTGTATATGGTGAGCATTACACCCATTTTGCTGACAGAGTATACAAGGATTACTAGCTACCCACTTTAGGTACTTTTTGTCCTTTATTTTTAGTTCCTTGTCCTCTGATAGTGTTGTGCACTTTCGTGTACCCATAATAAATACTTAATCTTGCTAAACCTTCATGAACTCTATTAGATGCTTTACGTTCTGTCAAACCTAACATTTTAGCTATTTCAATTATTCCATAATTAAACCAACAAAATAACTTCATACATTCTGCAAATGTTTTGCCTATTTGTTCATCACAATCTTTAATGCCCATAGCAGCTCCAAGTGATGATGTAATAAAATCTGTGCCTGAACCATCTATACGTTCTTTCATAACATTGCCAGTTCCACCACCCATAAGCTCACACATAAGTCTATATCTAGATCCAGCTTCATATTCTTCAACAGATATAAGTTTACGATGAAACATATATAAAAGCCTGGACTCTCTGATATTTAACCAAACTTTTTTCTTATCACGTATAGTTGATATTAGTTCTGGTTTTTCAATCTGACGCATTCTGTATCTTATAATTTTTAACTGCGTTATCAACAAAAGATTTGAAAGCAGGTTTAGTATTATATAATTTATACAAACGATAAACTCTATTCTTATTGCAAGAATGGAGACGAGCAATCAGGCTTTTACACCCATAGCGTTGCGTAGGGTGCAATAGCCAAGATAACAATATAGATAGATTGTATACCTTGTAATGCAAACTATTTTTAATAGATCTTTTACCTTTTAACATATCTACTGGTATGTTATAGGTATCACTAATAAACTTTTGAATATTAATAACCATAAGGAGATAATTATGAAAATTGAATATAGACATTCTGCCTCCAAAACTAATACGTTTATTGATAGTCCAGCTTTTTGGATCATCAATGAGTTGTTTGATTTTGAGTCAGAACCAAATGCAAGAATGATAATGGGATTGGCAGCTGAGGATGCTGCTCATCATGCATTATCTAACCAAATCACTGATCAAGATACTATCACAAATTATGCTAAATCTAAATACATAGAACATAGCAGAGATGAGATGGACGATCTATTACCAACAGATCATGCAGATGATGAGTATGAATGGTCAGCAATTATTGCAAATAAATTTGTAGAAAACTTACCTGAGTTTGGTGAGATTGTATCATTTCAAAATGAAATGCAAATACCAGGTAAAAAATATGGTTTAAAGTACGATGTAGTTGGTAAAACTGACTTTGAATTCAAAGATATAATAGTTGATACTAAAGCTACAGCATACATTAGACGACTTAAAACTAAGAATAATATGGTAGATCCTAAATGGTATCCAAAAGCAGCAGATGTACGTCAACAATGCTTATACAGAGACCTATTTGGCAAAGAAACTATGTTATTATATTGTTCTCCAAAAGATCAATACGTAGTTGATATGGTTGAAAGAGATGAACTTAAAACATTGATTGATGCTATGAAACACATAGAACACATACTAGATATATGCAAAACAAAAGATGATGTTGTACGCATATTTCCTTTGAAATAGACTATAAAAAGCTATGCAAAAATTTGGTCAAATAATAAAACAAATAAACAATAGGAGACAGATAATGGAAACTGAAACCTTTGAATGCTCATTTAAAAGAGCTTTTGAAAAAGATAATGGTGGCGTAACAGTATACGTTACTAAAGATGATGGTACTGATATGACAATATATGGTGAGGCATTAGGTGCATCACGTTGGCAAAAAGGTGCTAGACTTAAAATAGCAGCACAACCTGTTAGAACAAGTAAAACAGGTAAACAATATCAAACAGCAGCATCTATTGAATTGCTTGATGGTGAAGTAGCAGTACCAACTGGTAACACAACAACATCAACAACAAAAGATTCTAGTGCACAATGGAAAGAAAAATATAGATTGACTATGAGTAATTTACTTTCTGCTGCCATACAATCAGGTAATCAAGTAAACTTTGATGAGATTGATGGTTATGTACGTAAGATACTTAATGCACAATATGATGGTGATGAGGCACCATTTTAAATGATTTCTTTACTCCCTCTATGGTAAAAGAAACGCTGGGTAACATTATTAATTGCTCCTAACAATTTATGGTTGCCCAGTGTATAAAATTGAATGAACAAAGTAAGTTATCTCGAGTTCAAATTAAATTTAGAATTAGCAGGGATAAACACATTTCAAAAAGATGATTGGGTACAACAATTATATAAAAAATATTTAAAGGAGGATCAAAGTGATTACAGAGAAACGATTAGAAGATGCCTTATCATACCTCGCAGGGACTGATGAGACTTCTGCTAAAGCAAATGCTAATGTAAAATATTTAGATAGATTACTTAAACGTAAGAAAGCATTACACATTACAGGTAATAAAGAAGATAAAAGTATATCTGCAAAAGAACAAACTTATTATGCTAGTGATACTTATAAAGAAGCTATAGATGAATTATTTAAAGCTGAAGTAGAAGCTAGTACATTAGAAAATAAAAGAGATAAAGAAGGTCTTATTATAGATCTATTTAGAACTCTTGAAGCAAGTAGACGTAAAAATAATATATGATTTATAAGTTTAAAAGATGGGTAATCTTACCTGCGTATACAGAAATATTTATTAATGCGTCAAATGATGAAGAAGCATTTAAAATACTTAAAGCGATTGACCCTAAAACTTTGAACTGGACAGAAGCTGACGTTGTGGATCAGCGTATGACATACGAAGTGATAGATGAAAAGTCCAGAACTTAAATTATTTAGAGCAATAATAACACAAGCTATTGAAGATGCTATGTATGATGGACTGTATAAATATAAAATTATAGAGAAACGTGAAGCTATTGCTTGGCTTACAGGTAACTCAAATGATTTTAAAATGATATGTCATTATGCTGATTTAAACGCAGAGTATGCATCTATTAAGTTTACTAAAGCTATGAAGTTAGATATATATAGTATTACTGATAGTCAATATAGAGTAATGAGTAACAAACCAAAAAGACCACATAGTAATACTAAAAACTATAGATTAACATTTAATGACTAACAAAGATATATTTAAAGATATGACTTATAACTCACTAAACAAACAGGTAGATGGCGATCATTATAAAGGTATGAAGATTGAGCCAGCTCTTTTTATAAATGAAAATAACTTACCATATGCCGAAGGTAACGCCATTAAGTATATATGCAGACACAAGAAGAAAGGTAAGAAAAAAGATATAGAGAAGGCTATCCATTATCTTGAGATGATTCTTGAACGAGATTACGATTAGCTTTTCTGTTATATAATTTTTTTGATTTTTTAATTCTTTGATACCAATGAGTAAGCTGTTTAGCTATTGGATTTCTTTTTTTATTTGGCTTATTCACAACTAGAGTACCTACCCAATATCCTAAACACATTATTTTAATATTAAGGCTTTAATATATTTTCTTCCTTTGTACAATTCTACTTCTGCTTTACCTTTATAGCATTTGTAAGATACAGATGCTGAGTACTCACGTTCAGCATGACGTTTTCCACGAAGGCATGCTGCCATATTTTTTTGCACAAGATGTTCCTTAATCTCTCCATTTACAAACATTAATAATGCTACTACAGTTTCAATCATTGTGAGTAACTCCCATTCTTATAACCAATCTCACGATTAGCATCTTTTAATTTTTCAATATCTGCTAAAACTTTATCCATTTGTTTTCTTAAAAACTCAATGTTCACTTTATTTAAAGCCATGTTTTCAATATGTGAATTTAATTTATCTGTAGTCTTGTATAAATCCTCAATCATCATGAACTGTTCAGA